TACTGAGAAAGGTGGTGTTGATTCTATGAGAATCACATCTAAAGGTCTTAATTATAAGAAACTTCCTAAGTTTGTAAGCATTGCTTCTAGTACTGGAGAAAGTGCTGATATTATCCCAGAATCTACTAATATTGGTAGAATCAATGAAGTTACCATCGAAGACCAAGGATTCGACTTCTCTGCAGATAAAACTCTGAGTCCAGAGGCATTTGTTTCACCTATTGTAAATCTGGTTGATAGAAACACCATTGTTAACGTTGACGTTATCTTTGGTGGATCTAACTATACTTCTGCTCCAGATTTGATTGTTGTCAATCCATTGACAGGTCAAGCATATACCAATGGAATATTGGAAGCTAAGCTGCAAGGGTCTTCTATTTCGGAAGTTGAGATTGTTGAAGTTCCAAGAGGTCTTTCAGATACTGTCAATAGAGTATATGCTATTAATAATAGCAATGGTATTGGAATTGCAAGTTGCATTTCTTCTACTTCTGGTATTCTCACTTGCATCTTAACAACACCTATTGCAGGTTTCTCTACAGATGCATTCTCAGTTGGTGATAAGGTATTCTTAGAGAATATTAGAAAGATTGGAAGTTCTGGCGATGGATTTAACTCAGCAGATCATGAGTACAGATTCTTCGATGTAACGGGATACACAAATTCAAATCCTGCAAAAGTAACTGTTGATATTTCGCCATATACAACAAATGCTGGTGTCGCAATCACAGCACAAAACAACTATGCAACAATTATTAACCAGACTGATTATCCAACATTTAGCGTATCTCAAGAGACATTAAACTTTATTGTTGGCGAGAAACTCTTTACATTAGACGGTTCTACTTACGTTGAAAGAGATTTGATTGTTACTGAAAATCTGAGTGATAGTATCAAAATCTATGGAAGTTACGAATTGAGTACTTCCGAAGTAATACTTGGCAAGGATTCTGGAACTATTGCTACCATTGAATCTATTGACAACAATAGAGCATTCTTCAGACTGGATTATTCCTTGAGAAAGGACATGGGTTGGTCTGATGATATTGGTAAGTTGAATCTTGATTATCAAGTTACTCCAGACAATGATTACTATCAGAATCTTTCCTATAGTGTTAAGAGTCCTATTGAATATGAAGATTTAGTAAATCCAGTAAATCGTCTATTGCATACCAGTGGTCTTAAGAATTTTGCAGACACTGAAATTTCTAGTAAGTCCACCGTATCTGCTGGGACTAGCATCTCTTCATCAAGTTTGGCATTGTTGGATATCATTTCAGAAGAAAGAGTTGATACAATCAAGAATTATGACCTTGCTATTGACATTGATACTCAATCATTCTCTCCAACTAAGTCAAAATTCCTCAAGTTACAAAACAAGAAATTATCCAACTATATTGAGTGCTTAAGCAATAGAGTTCTTTCTATTGATAATGTAAACACACAATTCTCCAGCAATCAGGGAGAAACTGAATTGTATAGTGATGTCGTTGATTACAGCATCAATGATGGATACAATAGATTCTTAGTTCAAATTGTAAATCCAGATAATACCGAAAGACAAACGACGGAAGTAATTACTTTACCTTCACCATCAGGCGATATTATTACAGTTGAAAAAGGGTCAGTATATAACACTACAGGCGAAGTTGCTGAATTGACTGGTTTTATCAATGATTCTAATGAATTGTCTCTGAGATTTATTCCTGATGAGAAATTTAATTCAGATTATGACATTAAGATTCTGAAGAATAACTTCTCTAGCGGTCTTGCTGGAGTTGGCACGCAATCGATTGGATTCATTAATCTTACTGGAAGAAATATCTCTGTCGGAAGTGCAACTACAGAAACTATCTTTAGTGCAGATACTGGAGCAACAAAGGCATTCTTTATTAATGCTGAAGTTGAAAATAGGACTACTGACGAAATCAATTATGTAGAGCTTTATGTAAGTCATAATGATACAGATACCTATGTATCTGAATACTATTTTGATAACGATGAAACTTCTCAGATTACTGGAAGATTTATTGGGTCATTCAGTTCCGATATAGGCTCAGGCGTAATTTCCATCAAATACAACAATACAGATTCTAATGATGTCTTTGTTAGAACTAGAATCGTTGGATTTGGTACTACCGCATCTGGTATTGGCACCTATAGATTTAAGAGTTCGGGTCAACCTGATGGGTCCGAGAATACTGCAAGACTTGAAAGTGGATTCATCAACGCATCTGGTATTTCTACAATATTATCATTTGCTAAGAGTGATGTTACTTCCATCAAAACTATTGCAAGAATTGGATATGGGAATACAACTTCATTACACCAATTATTGACCATTCACGATGATACTGATACATATCTTACACAATACCCATTCTTATCTGATGATAGTGTAACTGGCATTGGAACATTTGGATCTGAAATTAGTGGTTCTGATTTGATAGTCAAATTCTATCCTGATGCATCAGTAACTGATACCGTCAATATTCAGACTTACAGTGAAATCATTCAAACTGAGAGAGATTTAGTCAATATCCCATTAGATTTGACTTATGGCACGATGTCTGAATCTGTTTTAGTTTCAGCATACAATGGTAGAAATGGAAACCGAGTTAACAAACTTGACTTTGAGCTCAATACTAGTGGCACTCCAATCTTCCAGAAGACATTCAATCCATCTAATACTGATGTATTAAATCTTGGCACTGGCGTCTTCACAATTAAAGACCACTTCTTCAGCACAGGTGAAGAATTAAATTATCTCTCTGCATCATCATTTAACGGTCAATCATTCAGTGACATTCAAGTTTCTGGAGCAAGTAGTCTTCCAAGTAATGTTTTTGCAATTAGAGTTAATAGTGACCAATTCAAACTTGCAACCACCAAAGCAAATGCAAATGCAGGGACAGCAGTAACATTTAGTTCTGCTGGTGCTGGAAATGCTCACACTCTTGAAATGTCCAAGAGAATGGAAAAATCAATCATTTTGGTTGATGGTGTTGTCCAGAGTCCAATTGCTTTCACTCCAAATACTTGCACTCTGTTTGATAATGGTGGGTCAATTGGTGCAGGAAATACTTATTTCTCCGTTTCTGGAATCTCCTCAATACTTCCCGGAGATCTTTTGAAGATTGATAATGAGTATGTAAAAGTTGACTCTGTTGGACTTGGCACAACAGCAGTTGGACCTATTACTGGCACTGGATCTTTCAATGTTGTTAAGACTGTAAGAGGATTTGTTGGGTCTTCGGCAACTTCTCACACTGATGGAACTACAGCAAGAGTTTATCTTGGATCCTTTAATATTGTCAATAATAAAATATACTTCACAGAGCCACCACAAGGTAACAGCACTGATGCAGTTGATTCTGGAAATATTCCTACTCCAAGATCAACATTTAGTGGAAGAGTATATCTTAGAGATGATTATTCAAGCAATCAAATCTATGATAATATCTCTAAGTCCTTTACAGGAATCAATTCTTCTTATACTCTAACTGTTGGTGGAGCAAATACGACTGGAATTGAAACTGGAAGTGGCGTATTGTTTATTAACGATATCTTCCAAACTCCAACTACACAAAATAATGTAGGAAATAACTACAGTTTCACTGAAAGTGCTGGTATTTCCACCGTAGTATTCACTGGAATTACAACATCTGGAGGATTACTAATTTCTGATTATGATGTTAATGCAAATCAACTTCCAAGAGGTGGAATTATTGTTTCACTCGGGTCAACTCCTGGTCTTGGATATGCCCCTCTTGTTGGTGCTTCTGTAACTGCAGTAGTTGGTGCTGGTGGATCAATTGTATCCGTTGGTCTTGGCACCACTGACATTATAGGGTCTGGATATAATAGCATTGTATCTATTGGAGTTTCAGTTTATGAAAGTGGTCACGTAGGAGATGTTGCTTCTATTACCGCAACTGTTGGTGTAGGTGGTACATTATCATTCTCAGTTGGTGCTGGTGGTACTGGATACAGCAATCCTGTAATTTCAGTATCTGAGCCATCTTATGAAAATCTGAGTGTTACTGGCGTATCAAGGATTGGATTTGGTGCTACTACCGATACAGGAACTGGATTGTTGATGTCTGTTGATGTAGGTGCCAGCTCCAGAACTGGAATTGGGTCTACCTTGTTTGAAGTATCTTCGTTTAAGATTACTAGACCTGGATATGGATTTAGAGTTGGCGATGTCTTTACTCCTGTAGGTCTTGTTACAGATGTAAATCTTTCTTCACCAGTTGAGCAATTCCAAGTAACAGTCCTTGATATATTCACTGATTCTTTCTCAGCATGGCAGTTTGGTGAATTGGATTTCATTGATCCAATTGATACCTTACAAAATGGCGTTAGGACTAGATTCCCACTTTATTATAATGGAAATCTTCTGAGTTTTGAAATCGATGCTAATGATTCAGAATCTTCGAAGATTGACCTCAACTACGTATTGCTGATATTCGCAAATGGCGTTATTCAAGAGCCAGGAGTAAACTATATCTTTGAGGGAGGCACTTCATTCACATTCACATCTGCACCAGAAGAAGGAGATAATATTGATATCTTCTTCTACAGAGGAACGCGTGATACTGATAGTTTAACTGTTACAGTTAACGAATCTATCAAAGTTGGTGATACTTTGACAGTCAAGAAGAGTGATACTCTTGGATTTACAACTACCCAAACAGATAGAAGTGTCTATAATATCACTGCTTCTGATAAAGTTGAAACAAACATATATTCTGGTCTTGGAATTGATGAGCAAAATTATAAGCCATTTGACTGGACAAAACAAAAGGTCGATGTAAATATCAATGGTGAGTTAGTTTACAAGTACAGAGATTCTATTGAGGCACAAGTATATCCAACTGCAAGAATAATTGGTGATCTTTCAACATCAGATACTGAAGTATTTGTTGATGACGCACAATTCTTTAATTATGAGGAGAATGAGTCCTCGATTGTAATTAACAATGTGGATGCTCTTATTGTTTCAGGAAGTGACCCAGTAGCAGCTGCTATAACCGCAGTAGTTTCTGCTGCTGGAACAATTAGCTCACTATCTATTGTAGATGGTGGTTCTGGATACACTGGGTCTTCAGTCACCCTTTCTATCTCTGCTCCAAAATCTGTAGGGGTTGGTGTTGGTACTACAGCAACAGCAACTGGCTCAATTACTGCAGGTATCATCACTACAGTATCTGTGACCAACCCTGGATTTGGATACACAACTTCAAATCCACCATTAGTTCTTGCTCCAACACCAAATGTTTCATATGAAAACATTCTTGAAATTAATACAGTTGAAGGATTCTCTGGAATTATAACTGGAATTTCAACAACTAGCGGAACTTTAGGAAATCCACTGGCAATTCAATTCTTCTTAAATTCTACTTCTTTCACTGGACTTGCTACTGGATATCCAATCCACATCTTCGGCACTGGAGTTGGGTCTGGTGTAACTTCTATTGATAGTGGTAATTCTGCAGTAGTTGGAATTGGCACAACATTCTGTGATAATGTTTATATCATTCATACATTGAATACACCTGGCGGGTCAAATGCAAATATCATTGTAAACGTAGATTCTGGAACTGATGTTACAGGATTATCTACTACTGGGTCCACTACTTTACCAGTAGGAAGATTCTCATGGGGAAGACTTTCTGGATTTACTAGAGCAAGTTCTCCAATTTCAATTGGGGTAACTGGTCTTACAATCGACTCTGGATTATCGACATTCCCAACTATTCAAAGAAGGGGATATGGTTTGAGAGATAGTGGAAGTCTGAGAAAAGATCTAGGATAGTTATAAATATAGAAAAAAGCTATTAAGATGGCGGCAATTGTAACAGACCAGTTTAGAATATTAAATGCTGGAAACTTCGTAGATTCTGTCGGCAGTAGTTCCAATTCATATTATGTTTTTGTAGGATTGTCAAATCCAACTGCGTCTGGGTTTGGTAGAGATTCTGATTGGGATACTGACACTCCTTCTCCGATTGATAATTTCAATTATGAAAATTTTGTTGGAGATAGTATGATGTATGGTAAGAGGGTAACCTCTACCAATGTAAGAAGGTTGGCAAGAAAAATTGAGTGGGCAAGAGGTACAAAATATGAAATGTATCGTCATGATTATAGTCTGACAAACTTATCACCTATCACAAAGTCATCTAGACTTTATGATGCAAACTATTATGTAATTAATAGTGAGTATAAGGTATACATTTGTATTGATAATGGATCTTCAGGAATCAATACGACTGGAAATGCATCATTAGATGAGCCAACTTTTACTGATTTAGAACCATCTAAGGCGGGTGTTAGTGGTGATGGTTATGTATGGAAATATCTCTTTACTATTTCCCCAAGTGATATTATTAAATTTGATTCAACTGAATATATTTCGCTACCAGGTGATTGGTCAACTTCCACTAATGCACAGATAGTTGCAGTTAGAGGAAATGCAGATTCAGACACTAATGAAAACCAGATAAAGAAAGTTTATATTGACAATCGTGGTGCTGGTTATTCTCAGGGATCTCATGAGTTGAGCGTTATTGGTGATGGGTCTGGGGCAAAAGTTGTTGTTGAGGTTAATAGCTCTGGTCAGATTACAAACACAGTAGTTTCTTCTGGCGGTAAAGGTTACACCTATGGCGTTGTTGACCTTGGGTCAATCAACTCAAGTTCTTCGACAAAAGCAAACCTGATTCCTATCATTCCACCTTCTAAAGGTCATGGGTATGA